CTGGCAGTTACAAGGCTGATTATGTGAACTGGTGCCGCACAATGCACCTGCTTCACGAGCACGCCCCAGGCTGGCAGTTTGCTTTAGCCAACGCCCCAGGCGGTGGTCACGTTTGGAAGGCACCGAACGGCAGCGGCTACGTCGTCGGCTACTTCATCAGCAGCGAAGGCCAGACAACGCCGCATTTTCCGCAGGCGATCATGGACAACCGAAACAACGCGGTTGCCTTTGACAAGATCAGCGCCCGAGATCTGACGGACTCACATCGGAGATGCCTCTGCACCGCTTCCGCTGCCGCATTTGGGCTGGCATGGCAGTTGTGGGCGCGGGAGGAAGTCGAGAACCCGCACCGGGAGGAGGAGCCCAAGCCTGCAAGATCTATGAAAAAGCCTGAAAAGGCAAGATCTATGACGCCGGCCCCGACACCTGACCCGACGCCTTCAGTTCCTGGCGTCAAGGCAGAAGATCAGCTGATCAAGCCTGACGAACGAGACCTGTTGCTCGGCACTTTGCAGGAGCTTGAGAAGGCAAAGCTGGACGCCTTCATGCAAGCCTTCACCGCCGTCTTCCCTCTGCCTCCAAACGGCAGAGTCTCGGAGGCCATAACCTCCGTCAAACATCAAACCTGGATCAACGATTACTTCAAGCCGTGGCGGACGACAAGCGCCGCTCTAATCACTTTCAGGTCCGGCTGGACTCTCAGCTAGCCGACCAGTTGCGCCACTACGCGGAACAGCGCCATCACGGCGTGATCAACGTGGCGCTCACCACGATCATCTCCAAGTTTTTCAACGGAAAGTAATGCTCAACATGACCGCCCACGGCAACCTCGGCCGTGACCCTGAACTCAAGGAAGTCGGCAGCACTCAAGTCGCCAGCTTCAGCATCGCCGCACGTACCGGCAAAGACGAGACCACTTGGGTCGATTGCTCCGTCTGGGGCAAGCGTGCCGACACCGTGATGGAGTACCTGCACAAGGGTGATCGCATCACCGTCGCCGGCTCAGGCAAAGTACGGATCTATGAGAAAAAGGACGGCAGCGAAGGTAAGAGCTTGGAGCTGAACGTGTCTGACTTCACGTTGCCGCCAAAGAAAGAAGCAGTGAGCTTCTGAGCTAAAAATCAGGCAGGTCAGATCTATGACGGCCTGCCTGAGCAGATCTATGACAAAACCAACCATCAAACAGGTGCAGCAAGACGGCTTGCTGGTTTGGGAAGTCAGCCACGGTGGAACCGTCCGCTACTTCAAACAGGACTGGAAGGCCCGGTGGTTCTATGAGTCCTGCGTGAGGTACTACCGAACCAAGATTCTGGGCAAGGGTTCTTAGTCCCAGCAGGCAAGCTTTGCGTCGAGTTCTCCGATTCGTCCTACGGCTTGGCTGAGCAGCTTTGATTGATGAAAATTTTGACGCACTAGCGACGCGCAGATCATTTTTAGTTGCTCTTCATCTGTGCAGTTTTGGACGTTTCTAACGCTGCGTTCAATCTCAAAAAGCTCCTCCGTGGAGGGCTTGATCTGCATCCAGGTCGCCCAGCCCATTTGTTACAGAGTGTACTTTTCTGAATAGTAAGCAGCGTTTTTGTGCATGTCCATGCTGCTTATTCGCTAATCAAGATCACCCAGCCTGTTCTTGGGCCTTCCGCCTGCCAACGCTGATAAAACGCAGCCTGCCTCACGCGGACATTCCGTCCCAAGTGCGGGTTCGAGTGGCCGCCTTTTTCCATCTCGGGGTAGCCAAGGGGGTCCTGGACGATCCACTCAGGGTCGTTGCTGTTCTTCCCCGCGTAGCCGCTGATAACGAGCCAATGGCCGCACCCCAAGCCACTGCACATCGGTGGCTCGCCGCGAAGCATGTTGCCCGCAGACAAATACCCCGCCAAAACCGGACGGCCCGCCTCTAGCTCTCGCTCAACCAAATCAGCGTCACCGTCTTTACGAAACTCAGCCTTGAGGCCAAGACTCCGCAGTGCCGCCAGCTGTGCCTCTACGGACGTGGTGTCCCCGTACTTGTTACGGATGTCGTTGTACTCATCATCCGTCGTAACGCGGCGGTAAAAAGACGCCACCATCGCGGCCGCCGACGAGAAACACTCTCTATACCCCGTTCCTGTCTTGTTATCGAGCTGTGTGAAGTAAGGCATGTAGATCTGCTGGTCATATCCGCTCTCCTTCCACGCTTGAAACCAATCAGCCTCGTTCTCCTCCAGTAATTGCGCTGGCAGCGACTCTTCAAGTTGTTTAATTGCAGCCAGCTGGTGGGGCGTACCACGGAAAAACTGAAAGAACGGCAGCAGACTCAGCACGCCAGTCACAGCTAGGGCTGGCCTGATATTGCTTGGTCGCAACTGGTCACGCCAGTGCTGTATCCGGCTACGAAAACCAACATTGAACTGCAAAGCAAAAACGTGACCGCGCTGCCTGCAATGAACCAGCCAGTCGCGGAGAACGCGGACAGCTTCACTTCTCAACACGAGTATCAGGCAAAAGCAAATCTTTGAGGTGCTTTACAGCCAAGTCATCCAAATCGTTGTCGGTGCGCGTAACGATCCGCTCCAACATCGCAACGATCAACTCTTTGAACGCCCTGGAGCGCCACATCGTCATGACCAAGGGCTTGAGGATTAGAAGCATTGGCCTGGCCTAGTTACCCTTAAAGCGTAGCTCTGTTCCGCAATGGCAGAAACTCCAGAGGACAACCACGAGAAGGAAGGCATCTGCGTTGCTGATGTCGTTAAATGCGCTGTCTTGTTTTGGAGCGCCACTCTGCTGACCGTCTCTTATTTGGGCTTGTTCCCTCAGATGAAAATGGACAACACCTTTGTTGCATCTCTGTTGACCGGCGCAATGGCCTCTTTTGGCATTGAACGGAAGTCAAATGGGAATGGCAATAAGAAGCCGAATATCATTGACAATAAAGATTCCAAGGCTGGCATCAAATGACCCGCACACTTTTGGTATTGGGCATCACTTTGCTGGCTGCCCCTGCCCATGCTGACATCACCCACCGGCTGACTCAGAGCGCCCAGATCAGCATTGATCAGGCTTACAGCTCAGCCCAACGGATCGGTTCTACCTACAGCGCATCAGGCACAAACGTGACCCCCTCGGTCACTGCAGGGGGCTCGACGACTTCCGGAGCCATTGGCGGCCTGAACCTTGGCAGTCTGACCAGTGGCGTCCCTGCCATGATCGACACTGACTACGCAGTCACAACCGCCGGTTCGGCTTTCTCGTTTACTGAGTCGGCATTGATAGGTGACACGATCAGCTCAGCCACTGAGGTAACTACCACCACCGGCAACGTTGACGATCTCCCGACCTACGGCGAAGTCGTAACGGGTTCGGGCGGCGTGAAAAGCAATCTGGCGGCGACAGCTCTTTCGAGCGGAATCATGACCGTGACAGCAGGTGGGGCAGGCACGAGTGCCATCCTGAGCAACAAGATGGAGATTGAAATTGACTAAGGCTTGGCTGCTGCTTTTGCTGCTGCCTAGCTCAGCAATGGCAGCACCAATCGTTCCGCAGTTCACTCAGGGGCAACTTAATTCACGCACTGAATCAACAACAGTCATTCAAGAATCTATAACCAGTTACAACTACAGGACCGGATACTCTTATTCAGCGGCAGGCCATAACGTCGAAACTGTGGGTGATGTGCCCATCTCCCCAGAAGCAACCGTCACGAACAATCAAACCGTTGGCGGCGTCGATTTTTCTTGGACCAGTCCCAAACTTGAAACCAAGCCCCAATGGCAAGTCGTCAATCCTGGCGCAAGCTGGAGCATCACAGAGTCATTCATGGCACCGGGCCTCGATGCCGTGACTCGCGTGGAGAGAACGATAACCACAGAAAGCGTTACGGAAAGCACCTCGGTGTTCTCGCAGTAATCGCTGCGCTCGGTAGCCCTGCTTACGCCAACACAACAGTCGCAAACCCTTCGAGCACATCCACAGGCTCGGTGGTCAACAACGCCTATCAGATGATGACTGGGCCGCATCCGATTTACCGGATGTCGCAGGGGATTCAGTGCCCTGGGCCTACGCTAACGGTGTCGCCTTTCGTGACCGGCAGCAGAAACTTTGACCTGCCGTTTGAGTCAACAACGCGGACGCCTGTTTATTCAACAGCAGACAGCAATGATGACGGCGAGCCTGACTCCCCAGGCAAGGTGCTCTACTACTCAGAGCTGCCACGATTTGAGAAAGATCGGCGCTCGCTGAACTACGGCATCACGGCCACCTTCTCTGTGCCGTTGGATCGTGGCTTGGCGGATCAATGCAAACGAGCTGTCAACACAAACATCAAGTTGCAAGAGCAGTTGTTGGCCACCAAGCGCCTAGAGCACGAGCTTTTTAGGGCTCAAAAATGTGGGGAACTGGCCAAGGCAGGCGTGCAATTTACGGGACAAATGTCCGTTGTCTGCAGCGATCTGATTGTCACAGTGCCACCGGTCAAGATGGTGCCCCACACGCACGCTATTTCCGCGCCTTCCGCTGCGCCTGCTTCCTCAAAAAAGTAGAAGGCCGCGCCTCCTTTTTACGAGTCACAATCTCCTTTGCTTTAGTCAGCAACTTCTTCACCACGGGCTTGATGATCCGCACCAAAAACGGCGTGCTCAGAGCGGCGGTAGTTGCAACAACAGCGATGCCTGCGGTCTGCGCTGCCTCGTAGGGAGACGGGATTGCCTTGACCAGCTGCTCAGTCACAGGAACGTCGCGGTAGACCTCTTTGCAGACACCATCGACTAGCTCATAAGACTCCAGGATCTTGCGGCCATTGGGTGACAGGGTGCCTACCTCTATGGCATCAGCTGGCGGACACTTCACCTCCGGCTGTGGCTTGTCTTTTGCAGGTGGCGGCTTTGGATTGCTTTTTTGCTGTGCAGGCGGCTCTTCTTGCTCTTGGTTTTGCACAGGTGTTGGCTCAATGATCTGCATCTTGCGCGGGTTCCAATCGAGCGGAACGTAGCTGGGCATCTCACCCTCAGGACAGGTGATGCCGACGCCATTTGGGTCATCTCGCAGCAGTGATGGATTTAGGTGCGCATCTCTATGAACCCTGGCACAACCTGGCTTTTGATATATGGGACGCGGCGCTAAGTTCTGCGTGACTGGCGGTGGAAAAACATGCGGCTCAGGGATGGGCCGTATCTCAATCGTCGGTATTTCAATATCAGGTATGTCAGGCATGAAGTCAGAGCGTTTTACAGCAGGACAGCTGTGGATTGAACGTAACCGCAGACGCGAGGGTCCGCCTGTTGTTTACACCGTATTGTGCGGCAACTCAGCCAGACCGTTCACCGACCCAAAAGCAATCCTCAAGTGGGTGAAGTGGCCAAAAGGTACGCCTACAGGTGACGCGCTACGGGAGTGGCTG